GTGATGCAAGCGGTGTTCAAACTGTTACATCACACGGAACTATAACACAAACTTCAACAATAAAACCATTTTAATATATTAATCGTAATTTACCATAAATACCTTTGTCGTTTAAGACTACGGTTAGCCAGCCGTTGACCTAGAACGTCACATAAGGAGAATAAAATGGCAAAATTTAAGATTCAAAAGAGTGCAACAGTAAACCAATATTTCGATGCTACAAACGTTATTGGTGGTACTGGTGGTCTAACAAGCATTAGTGGTAACCAGATTCGTCCAAACGTTTATATTAGCGGTGCAAGTGCTGCTGGTTATGGTTCAATTCTTAATCAAAAAGGTCGTGCAAAGTTTCTTGTAACAAACGGTACACAAACTGGTCAATGCACACTTGTTAACGTTCCAAATGCAAACTTAACTTCAACACAAATGAGTATAGGTGTTGATACCGCAGTAATTACATATGCTAACGTTAGCAATGGTGGTATAAGCAGTAGCTCAACTTATGCTTATGTAATTTATCAAACTGCAAACGTAAGTGGTCCAAAAGCACCAGGCGCAGGTGATTACCTACGTGGCACTGGTCTCAATGGTAACGTTGTAGTCAACACAGTTACTGCAAATACAACTACTGGTCAATCAAATGCAAACGTTTCACTTGGTCAAACACAAACTGTTGCAAACACCAATAGCGTAGCAAGTATATACAGTGGTGGTTATGCAGCACGTTTAACCAACAAGTTTGTTCAAGATTTTAGTGGTCTTGAATATCAATGGACATTTAGTAACCCAACTTCAACAACTGTTCGTATTCCTGGCGCTTAATAATATTCAAAATAGCAAATACAATAGCAGCCTACGGGCTGCTATTTTTTTATAAAAACACCTTCGTATAAATATTTGGTAGGATTTTCGTAAATGGCAAGCGTAAAACGTGTAACTGGTGCAAATGGTTTATTAGGTCCATGGGACGTTTATAGTAATGTCGTGACCATTCATGGTAACTTAACTGTATTAGGTAATACATCTTCTATTAATACCAGCAATGTTAATGTTGCTAATGCTTATATTATTATAAATGGTGGTGAAATTGGTGCTGGTGTTACAAATGGTAACAGTGGTGTTATCATTGATCGTGGTAGTTTACCAAATGCTTATTGGGTTTGGGATGAACCTACAACATCATTTCGTGGAACTATAAGTGGTGCTTTAGCAAGAATAAGCGCGGCAACTCCAATAAATCCAAGTGATGTGATAACAAAAGGTTATCTTTCAAACGTTGGTGGAACTGCTGGTGGTAACGTTACAGAAGTGCAATTTAATACTGCAAATTTATTAAGTGGCAGTCAGTATTTTACTTTTAATAATGGTAACTTAAAAGTTTATAACACTATTATTGGTAATGGTAATGTTACTACAAGTGGAACAAATCAAGACCTTGTATTAAGTGCTAATGGTGCTACTGGTTATGTTACAATTGATGATGTACTTAAGATGACTTATCAATCAGCACCAACCAATGTGGCAAGCACAGCATTTTTATACTCAAATACAGCAGGCGTTGGAAACAGTGGACTTTTCTTTGTAAACAATGCTAACAATGATGAATTACTTGCTAAAACAAGGGCAGTTGCACTGTCACTAATTTTTGGATAAATGAATGGCTGTTGTAAAAGTTATCACAGGCGCAAATGGTTTATATGGTCCATGGGACATTTATGCAAATAATGTAACTATTAATGGTAACATTGCTGTAGTTGGAAATATTGCTTACTTTAATGCTTCTATTACATCTGTTGGTAACAATTATATAACAGTTAATACTGCTGAAACTGGTGCAGGTATTACTGGTGGAAATGCTGGTATTCTTATTGATCGTGGTATTTCACCTAATGCTTTCTGGATTTATAATGAATTATACGCATCATTTACAGGTAATATTTCAGGCATACAACGTATACAAGCTGCTAATCCAGTATCAAATAGTGATGTTGTAACTTTAGGATACTTTAGTAATTCAAGTGCTGGTGCTTCTGCCGTTGGTCCAAATGCATCTGTGCAATATAATCAAGGTGGTGGATTATTGTTAGGTAATGCTAATTTTACTTACGATAATACAAATCTGAATGTATATGGAACACAAATTGCAAATGCAAAAATTACAACTAATGGAACAAATCAAGATTTGCGACTATATGGTAATGGTGCAGGTGTAATTTCTATAAGCCAAAGTCTTAAATTTAATTTTAAAAATCTGTCACCAGCAAGTGTAAGTAATAGTACATTGTTATTTTCTAATACGGTTGGTGGTGGCGGAACTGGTTTGTATGTGGTAAATAGTAATGGCGGTAATGAACTTATTGGTAAAACCAGAACCATAGGTTTTTATTTAATGATTTAAGGAATTAGAGATGGCAATTACAAATACAGTTTTAGGAACAGCAGCTTCTGCAATTTATACAAGCAGTGGCACCAATGTTGTTAGCCTACTTTATTTTTGCAATACAAGCGGCAGCACAAAAACAGTAAACCTATATCTTGTTCCAAGCGGCGGCTTTGCTGGCAATAGCACAGTTGTTTATCAAAATTATGCAATCACAAGCAGTGATACACTTGTAGTAAGCACTGAAAAGATTGTTTTAAGCAATGGCGATGCAATTTATGCAAACGCAAATGCGGCAACAAGCATCACTTCAACAGTAGGATATTTTACACTATAATGGCCAGACTGCTTAAAAATCCAAAATTAGATGGCAGCGCAGCAATCCAATTACCATTGGGTGCAACCAGTGATCGTCCACTTAATCCAGTTAATGGACAAATTCGTTATAATACTGACTTGCAGCGTTTTGAAATTTATTATAATTCATGGCAAAGCATTGCTATTCTTGGCAATGTTACTATCCAAAAAGATTTATTTACTGGTGATGGTGTTACTACTTCATTCACTTTAAGTTATACTCCACCAGACCAAAACAGCATTCTTGTGTTCGTTGGCAACGTTGCTCAAAATCCAGGCGATGCATTTACACTTGCTGGCGCTGTAATTACCTTTGCTAATCCACCGCCTGCAACCTATAGTGTTGTTGTTTTCCACAAGTTTAATTCAACTGACGCCAATTAAAATATACCTAAATATCTTATAAGGTATCATAAATGGCTGTAATCGGTAAAATCGGTGGAAGTATGCTCAAAGATAATCTTCTACGTTATAACGTAGATTTGATTATCGATGGCAATTTGATGTATTATGATACCAATAATCGTCGTGTTGGTATCCTTAACAATACACCAGGCAATACTTTTGTTGTAAATGGCACAACTACTTTAGACAATGTTTTTATAAGTGGTAATACTGTTGCAGCTACAACAGGTAATCTTTTTCTTTATAGTTATGCTGGTAATATTGATGCAAGTAATCAACGTATTGGTAATCTTGCAGCACCAGTTTATAGCAATGATGCAGTAAACAAAGCATATGCAGATAATATTAGTGCAACCGTAATTGGTAATGCAATTATTTTAGGATCAAACAGCACTGGTCAATTAGTTTCTAACGCAGTAACTCTTACTACTACAACAACTGTTACAAATGGCATTGCACAACTTAACCAAGTTTTAGGCAAACTTGTTCCGCCAGCACCAGGTAATTTTCCAAATAGCAGTGCATTAAGTTTAAGTGGATTATCTACAATTGGTCGTATGACTAACTTTACTCAAACTGATAATAGTGGTTGGGGTAATTTAAGTGTTGCTGCTGGCACAAGCGTAACAAGTGGTATTCGTGCTGCAACCATGACAACCAATACTTTTTCTCGCCAAGGACCAGGTGATAGTGGCAACGTTCAAGTTATCGTAAATGGTGTGGCTACTGGTTATCGTGTTATGGCACCTGGCAATAACAATAACGGAACCTATGGTCAACTTATTATTACACTTAACCAAGATTATGGTCCTTTAAGTGGTAGTGCTAGTGGATTTTGGAGTAGTTTCAGTGCACAAGGAAGTGGTTCTAACGCTGCTGCTGGTTGGAATCAGGTTTACTTAACCGATAGTGCTGGTGCAAATGCCAACGCAGTAAGTTGGTATTATGATAACAACAACGTAGGTGCACCAACTTGGAGCAATAGCAGTATTGCGCTAACAACAAACAGTGCAACATTTAGTTCTACTGTTCCACATCTTAACAGTAGTTCAGTATGGAGACTTGTTGGTAACGTAGCAAAATTAAGTGGCGATACCTATTATACAAGTGACACGTTTATTACAGGCAGTGCTGGTGGCGCAATATCAACACCAAGTAGTGTTACATATAGTGCCGCTGGTGTTACAACACCACTTGCTCGTAATGCTTATGTGAGTAGTGGTAGTGCATATTTTACAACAACTGCTGCTGGTGTTGCTGGATTTGGCAGTAGTAGCGGCGCACCAAGCATGACTGTTTTCAACAGTTATAGCAGTGCAGCACAATCTTTTTCACCTGGTGTTACGGTTCTTTATAAAACTGGAACTACTACGCAGATTGAAGAAACAAATATAACAAACAATCTTACAGGAACACCAAGCACATTTCGTATTGCTAATCCTGGTTCTACAGATACACCAGGTTATAATGGCAGTGAAGCCGCATTTAATAGTCAAACTGGACCATTTTATACATATGATGCAACTGTTGTTGCGGCTGTTCTTAAATTTGATCAAACAAACTATAGCACAGGATATCAACCAGTTGGTCCTAATTTAAGTGGACAAGGTTCAAACCAATATTTTACATTTAAATTTAGTAAATCTGCAGTCAGTAAATTTGATATTATTTTCAGCGGAACTATTGCTGGTTTATGGGTAGCATTGCCAGGTTCAACTCTTGATGCAACAAGCACACTTAATGGATGGTTTGATTTATCAACTGCATATGCAGGCAGTGGTAAACCTGGTGCAAACACTGGTGCTGGTGGTAATGGTAGTAATGGTGCTGCTTTGGGTGGAAATGCTCCACTTAATAGTGCACAAAGTAACAAAGCAGTTACTGCTACATTTGGAACTGAAAGTAGCACAAATAGCACTGGCAATGAAATTTATGTTCGTATTAAGTTAACAAGCGGTCAAAGCGTGACTGCTCTTACTATAGGAGCAGCATCACACTAATGGCTATTACAGACTTACAAAAAACCGACTATCTTTGGAAAAAAGTTGGGTTTAACGTTGCTAAAACTGATTATGCTAATGCTAAAAGTGCAAGTAATGAAAGCATTGCAAGTCCTCTTGTGTTACGTGCTGATTCTATATGGCAACAAAGTAGCAGTATTCCATCAACAATTCCTGCAGCAAATACAAGCATCATTACAGTTTATAACGACACTGCAAATACAACCGTGCAAGCTACAAATGACGGAACTGCCCAAACAAACCGAACATGGCTTACTGGCTTAACCAATTGGATTGATTCAAGTTTTGGTTCAACCTATCAAGTAAAAGTTTATATTGCAAACACTGGTTGGTATAATGCACAAACAAGCGGCACCCAAGTTTTTGCTGATGGTAGTGGTAACCAAGATGAATGGTTCTTTGACTATAGCAGTGGTGTGCTTAACTTTATGGGTAATAATTTACCCACTTATGCAAACCTAACTCCTATAAGTTTTAGCGGCAAAAGTGTTTATGTAAGTGGCGCAAGATATACAGGTCAAACTGGTTTAGCTACATTTGTAACTCCCGTTACATTTAACAATGTTGCTGTTCATAATGGTAATTTATATGCTAATATTTTTCAAGCAAATGGCAATGCAAGTGTTACTGGTAATCTCTCTGCTGGTAACTTATCTACTGTTGGAAACGTAACAGCAAATTTTTTCTATGGAAATGGATATACATTAACTGGTGTAAACCTTTACGGAAATGCACAAGTTGCTGCTTATCTTCCAGTTTATGGTGGAAATATAAGTGCATACAATATTAATGCTAATTTAATTACAAATAATATAGTAGCAACAACATACAACCCAAATATTAATATTGGACCATCATATCAAGGTATTGTTGCTGTTAACAGTAATACTGCTGTTCTTATGCCAATTGGAAATTCTTCTAATTATCCATCATATTCTATTGCAGGTATGATGCGTTGGAATAGTGACCTTGGGTATATGGAAGTTTATAATGGTACACAATGGACTGGTATTGAAACTGGCAGCGGCGGTATGGTTACCAGTGATATCTTCAATGGTAATGGAACACAAACACAATTTACTTTAAGTCAAAATAATACAACACAGGGTACATTTGTAAGCATTAACGGTGTTATACAAATTCCATCAGTTAGTTATACTGTTAGCGGAAATGTCCTAACGATGGTTGAGGCACCAGTATCAACTGACGTGATTGAAGCACGTAGTGTTACTGCAATCTCACAAGTTGCTGCTATCAAGAACGGTAATGCAGAGTTGTTGGCGACTACTGTAAATGGTGTTCCAACTATTGAAGCATTGCTTAATAATTTAACAGAATTTTCTATTGATAACGCAAATACAAATGTTAATAATACCCTACAATTGAGTAGTGGTATTGTAGCAAATGTTAGTAATATAACAGTCAATACAACAACCAATATAATTGATAGTTTTAGTCCATCACTTTATAGAACAGCAAAGTATTTGGTAAGTGCTACCAATACTACAAGTAACTATTATCAGTCAGCAGAAGCAATGATTGTTCACAATGGTTCAACTGCAAATATCACAACTTATAATGTTGTAGCAACAAACGCACAGTTTTTTACACTATCAGCTAACATTTATAGCGGTAGTGTAAGGCTTTGGGCAACCACGACAGCTAACACAAACTTTAAAGTCAGCAACATTTACATACCAGTATAATAAGTGGCTATTACTGCATAAATATTCCTAACGGAGTCCAATTTATGTCTTATACCATTACCTATGCAAATGGTGCTAATTCAATCGTTATTGCCGATGGAACGGTAGATAACAGCACAAGTCTCTCACTTGTGGGTAAAAATTACCCTAATTATGGTCAATATCTTGATCAAAATTTCCTTTACATGTTGCAAAATTTTGCAAGTGGTAGTCAACCAAGCAATCCAATTGTTGGACAAATTTGGTATAATACTACAAAAGGTGCGCTGCAAGTATATAATGGCGTAATTTTTAAGAATATCGCAAGTGCAACTAATAGTTCTACTGCGCCAACTAGCAGTGTTGCTGGTGATTTATGGTTTGATAGTGCTAACCAACAACTTAATGTTTACAACGGAACGGGTTGGGTTACTATTGGTCCACTTGGTGGTGCTGGTCAAGTTGTTAGTGAAAGTATTGTTGATACAGTAGCTGGCAGTCATGATGTTATCAGTATGAAGATTAATAATACTCGTTATGCTATTTTAAGCAAAGATGCAACATTTACTCCTTCGGTTACAATCAGTGGTTTTAGTACTATCTCACCAGGATTTAATATTGCTTCAACTGCGTTTGTAAGCAACAATAAATTTGTTGGACAAGCAAGTGATAGTGCAGCACTTAATGGTGTTAGTGGTAGTTCGTTTATGCGTAATGACCAAAATACTGGAACAGTTGGTATTTTGAGTGTTACAAATAACAGCGGCATTAATATTGGAACAACAGGACAAGGCGCATTTACTGTTTATAGCAATGAACTTCGTATGGATAATACTCTTAACAATGGTATTATTCGTTTAAGAACACGTAACGGCAGTGGTAGTGTAGTTGATGCACTTGATATTCTTGCCAATGCTGACGTTCAAGTTAATGGTAACCTTTTTGTTCTTGGTAATCTTGACGTTACAACAAGCAATGAAACAAGTATCATATATGGAACTGGTGCAGCTTACAATACAACAAGTGGTGCTTTTCAGGTTGTTGGTGGTGTAGGTATTGGTGGTAACGTAATTGTTGGTGGACCAAACAACGCATTTACTGGTAACGTTTATGTAGGTAATCTAATTGCTAATGGTAGCAGTAACAATGGTAATGTGTATGCAAACTATGTCAATGCTGGAACTATTGGTAATGCTGGTGCTACTCTTTATGGAACACTTAATTTTAATAGCAATTCACAAACAAATATTACAACAATTGGAACACTTACTGCTCTTCAAGTAAGTGGTTCGGCTGGTTTTGCAAATGGAACTGTTACTTTTAATCCAACAAGCACCTACAAAGTTATTCTTGGCAATGTTGGCAACGTTCAAATTGCTGGTGGAAGCAGCGGTCAGGCTCTTATTACCGATGGAAGTAGTAACTTAAATTGGTATACAATTCCAACTCCAGTGAGCGGTGGCGGAACAGCAGGTCAACTTGCAATTTATACAAGTGCTTCTAACCTAGCCGCTAATAGTAAAGTTACATTTGATAATGCAAACTTGAGTGTAACTGGTGGTATGCTTGCTACACAAGATATCGTTGCTTACTATTCTGACCAACGACTAAAAACAGATATTGTTGAGATACCAAATGCACTTAATAAAGTTAAAGCAATTCGTGGTGTTACTTACCGACCAAATGAACTAGCATTTACAATGGGTGTAGGCGACAACAATGAGCATATTGGTGTATTAGCACAAGAAGTTTCATTGGTTGCTCCACAAGTTATTAAAGCTGCGCCATTTGATATTGCAGAAGATGGAAGTAGCAAGAGCGGTGAAAATTATTTAACTGTTCAATATGACAAACTTGTTCCTCTACTAATTGAAGCAATTAAAGAATTAAGTGCAGAGGTAGAGGCATTAAAAGCACGAGGTAGTTAATTATGTCAACACCAGGCGTGCCAGGCGGTGCACTACCTTTTAGCGGTCCTCTTGATTTAGCTACAATTAATACAGAGTTTGGTTTAGGAACAGACCTTACCCAGTATCATGGCGTGCGATGGTATTATGATGGTAATCTTACAACTGGTTTATTTGGTGGTAGCACCATTAAAATAAGCGACTTCTATGGCAAACGTGCAACTGATCCCGCAAGTGCTGGTGCATATTTTGCAAATACTGCTGGTAGCGGAACTACTAATTCACCATTATACCGTAATACTATCACTATAGAAATATGGGGTGGTGGCGGAAGTGGTGGCAGTGGTAACGGCGGTGGTGGTAGTAAAGGCGGTGATAGTAATGTGTTAGGTGTTACTGCAGGTGGTGGCAGTGGTGGTGGTGCGGGTAGTATTCCTGTCCCCCCTCCACCAGTTGATGTTGCCGTTAATGGGCGTGGTGGAAGAGAACTTGACCAATCTGCTTACCAAGTTGGAAGTTCAACCGTGACTGAATTTAAAGATTCAAGTGGGCGTGTTGTTGGTCAAGTAACACAAGATACATTGACTGGTCAAGTTCAAGCTACACAGGGACAAACTGGTCCATATGGAACAGATGCCACCAGACAAGGTGGCAGTGAGCCAACATATTAAATAGATATTGGAAATAAAAAAATGTCAAATGGTAATGGCGGCGGCGGCGGAACAATAAATGCAAACCCTAAACCAAGTATTGCAAACCCTGTTGCCTTTGTTTTTTTAAATGGCAACAATGGTGTAAACGGTTCTACTGCACAAAATAATAGCGCAACTAATGCAAATGTTGGTTATGGCGGCGGCGGTGCTTCTGCAAGTAGTTCATATGGCAGTGCAACTGGTGGCAGCGGAGGAACAGGTGGGTATGTTAAGATTACATATGGACCTGGTCAAATACCATACAATACTTTGATAGCATACTCACTCGGAGCAGCTGGAACAGGTGGAGCAACCTCTGGCGGACCTGGTGGAATAAAGATTACTTGGACTTAAAATGACAATAGGTTTAACTGGTAAACTTGCCCTTAATGCAAATATTAACACTGAATTTCAATTAGGTAATGCTATATCAGCTTATCGTGGTATTCCTTATTATAAACCTTCAACCACTACTTTAGGAAATTTTGATACTACAAATTTAAATTTTAGTGAATTTTATGGAACACAAAATAAATCTACTGTAAATATTACAATTTCATCTGACACTAAAAATTATACACTTAATCCAGCGGCTGTGACTGGTTATGTATCTGGGTTTACAACTGTAAATCTTACAATAAACAGTGGAATTTATGTAGGTAGTAGTTCTACTGGTTCTTATGCTATGACCATAACTGGGTTTACGACTGGTGATGTTATTAATCTTATAAACAATGGTGTTATTATTGGAACTGGTGGCAATGGCGGTGATGGCAATGGCGGCGCAGGTGGCAGTGGTAATCCTGGTGGTAATGCACTACTATTACAATGTGCAGTAAACATAACAAACAATGGTACTATTGCTGGTGCTGGTGGTGGTGGCGGTGCAACTGATGGCGGTTCAACTTATGGTAGCTGTCTTGGTGGCGGCGGTAGTTTCAATGGAACTGGTGGTGGTGGTGGTGCTGGTTATGATCCTGGCAGTGGTGGCGCTAATGGCGGTAGTGGTGGAACACGAACTGCTGGCGGTGGTGGCGGAGCCAATGGCGGTAATCCTGGTCAAGATGGTGCAACCAGTGGAAACGGTAGAGCAGGTGGAGCCGCTGGTAAATATATTACAAATAAATCCTATGCAACGTTTTTAGTTACGGGAACGTTGCTTGGAGGTTATTCTTAAGGAATTAAAATGGATACACTAACTGTAAAAGTTCATGAATATAATGAAGAAAACCATAGCTTGATTGTTAGTTTTACAACTGATGCAAGTGATATGAGCGTTGATGAAAGTGAACGTTATAGTTTTGATATTCATAATTATAACCCAAATGATTTAAGCGATGCGCTCGCACAAATTGCAAGACAAGGTGCAGTAATTGCGCATCAAAAATATCTTAAAGAACAAAGTAAAAAGAATGAAGAAGTAGTAGCTGCAGCTAAAGCTGAAATTGGTAAAGTTTATAATTTTCCAATTGGTGATTTAATAAATGTAACAACTTATACATCCCCAAATGGTGATGTTGGAAATATGACAGGCATCACAATTCTATGAGTGTTATTACAGGCAATACAATACATATTGCTAATTTTCCTATGCAACTTGCCAAAGTTACTATGACTCAAGCAGGTGATTCAATCACACAAGATTTTCCATATGTTGGTATATCTAAAGAAGAATTTATTTCACGTCATGTTCTTGCAAGTGGTTGGCTCACAATCGACGGTTATCTTAATGGAGAAAACGTAGGCACAGAACTACCAGAATCTCCTTACATTTCACGATTACGTTATGGTGTAATCATAACTCCAAGTGGAACATTTAACATTGATAGTTGTGTATCTACTGCAACTGAAGATAATACAAGTTTTTATTGTATACATCCTGCTACTCAAAGAGAAATGATTAACAATGCTCTAAACGATGCAGTGCGAGATAAAGTTTGGCGTATACCAAGTGGACAACCACTTCGTTTAAGAACAGGTAGATATTATTTTTCCAATGTTGATTTAGAAATAAATGGTCAAATACACAAAGCATTTGAACCTATTGCTTGTGTTTACAGAGAAGCTGATGCAACACCCGCTGTAGATGCTGCTATTGCTGAATTTTGGATCGAAAAAGTTTTTATTTCAAAACAGTAATTCTTAAATATCCATATGAAATCAAATATTGTTGTTAGTGGCATGGGTTGTATAACCGCATGTGGCGTTGGGGTTGATGCGTTATGGAATGCAATACTAACAAACACAAGTGGAATACATGAGTTTCAACATGATTATCATGTTGGAAATAAAGTAAACATTGCTGCAAAAATTAAAAATTTAAATCATCTTGAACATTTTTCAAGACAAACTCGTATAGATTTATTTGCTGCATATGCGGCGATAGCTGCACGTGAAGCAATTTCAGAAAGTAAAATTACACAAGAAATTTTAAGTGATAGCAGAACAGGAATAGTAATCGGCAATGGTTTACCTGGTGCAGAATCAATATGCAACATAATAACCAGATTAGTAGAAAAATCTAACAAAAAAGATATTTTTACTGTTCCAAAAGCAATGACAAATGCAGCTATAAGTTACATTTGTATTGAAAATAAAATCTATGGTCCAAGTTATCCAATTGGTTCAGGTTGTGCCGCTGGCAATCAAGCAATTGGTTTAGCATTTCAACTTATACGTGCAGGTATAATTGATCGTGCAATCGTTGGTGGAACAGAGGCAACTATTCAACCATATGTTATGCGAGCATGGGAATATATGAATGCATTAAGTTTAACTGGTAGTAGACCATTTACTGCTGATAGAGATGGTGTAGTTCTTGGCGAAGGTGCTGGCATTTTAGTAATTGAAAAAGAAGAAGATGTGTTATCAAGAGGTGTAAAACCACATGGACGTATTCTTGGACACTCAAATACAAACGATGCTTTTCATTTACTTCAACCTGATAATATAGGATTGGTTAAAGCAATGCAAGGTGCAGTTGAGGATTCTGGTTTAAGTTTTGTTGATATTGATTATGTAAATGCACATGGTACTGGCACTGAACTAAATGATAAAAATGAAATATCTGGTCTGCGTAAGGTATTTGGTTCACACGCTGATTCACTACCAATATCTTCTACTAAACCAATACATGGACATATGATAGCTGCAACTGGTGCAGTTGAGACAATTATCACAATTAAAGCTATGCAAAACAGTTTTGCACCGCCTACTATAAACTTTACAAATCCAGACCCAGAATGTGATATGGATGTAATTCCAAATGTTGGTCGTAAAATGAATATCAATTATGCTTTGACAAGTAATTTTGCATTTGGTGGAATTAACTCCTCGTTGGTTCTTGGCAAATACTGACCTTTAAAATATAAAATCTCCTATAAATATAGTTGCGGGAGTTTTTTGATGACAACGTATGCTTTAACAAGGATTCGTAACAACCAAGTATATAATAGCGATATCTATGCTGATGCAAAAGTTGTAGCAAAGTCAATAAGTGGTGGTTTATTAAGCGATAATTTTACATATGTTGGTAATATGACCATTGGAAACCTAACGGTTAATGGTAATACAACCACTCTTGATACTACAAATCTTGTTATTGCTGATCCAATGTTTAGCATTAATCGTAATGCTACTGGTGCGCCTTCGTTTGATCTTGGTATTGTTATGGGTCGTGGTAGTGCTACAAACGTAGCATTTATCTGGGAAGAAAGTTCACAACAATTTCAATTACAATATACAACACAAAGCACAAGTGCAACTACTTTTGGTGTAATTAATAATAGTGGTTATGCTAACTTGCAAGCATATGGTGGTAAATTTAATAATACCACAATTACAACAAGCACAGTAACAAATGATATTGTAGCAAATACCAAGATTTCTGGTGGAACAATTGATAATACTGCAATTGGTGCATTTAATCCTAATACTGGTGTTTTCACAACAGTTGTAACACAAAGCAATCTTTACAGTGGCGGTAATCTTGTTGTTGCAAGCTCAACTGGTTTAAGTGGCATAAGCACTACTGTTGGTGCATTAGTTGTCAGCGGTGGTGCTGCAATTGGTGACGGTTTAAATACAAGTGGAACCGCTCAATTTGGTGTTGGTAGCGCTAATTATGTACAAATAGTTGGAACTGGCGCAGGCGGATACGGTGTTATAAGAGCAGGTGGTGAAGCTACAAATGGTTTAATTATAGCTGGTGGTGGAACTGGTAATATTGTATTCAATGCCGCTGGTAGCGCAACTGTTGATACTGCTACAAATTTTAAAGTTTACAATGCAGTTCAATCAGGCAATCCAAACTATTTGATAGTAAGTGGTGCAGCAGCAGGCAGTAGTCCTGTATTAGCATCTGGTGGAACTGATACTAACAGCAGTATTAACATAAGTCCAAAAGGAACTGGTAATGTTCTTATTACATCCACAACTTCAGCAACTTCACAAACAACTGGATCAACTGTTATCAAGGGTGGTCTTGGTGTTGCTGGCGACATTTATGGTAATATATTCAATGGAAGCACAGTTTATGCTGGCACGATTGGTAATACTGGTGCTGTATTCAGTGGTGCTACAAGCACACTGACTGGTGCAAGTCAAGCAGCAAGTTTCACAACAAGTGGTGGTGGACAACATATTGGTTATATAACTGGTGCTATTGGTGCAAACACACCTAATACTGGTGCATTTACGACAGTTACAACAAGCGGCGCTATTACTGCTCAAGGAACAATAAGTGCTCCATCTATAAATGCTGGTACTATTGGTAACACTGGTGCCGCACTTACTGCATCAACTGCAACCCTAACAGGCACAGCAAACTCTTATGGCGCTGGTCAAGGTGCTCTCCAAATTACTGGTGGTTTCTATGCTGGTGGTGATTCTTATATTAACGGCAACTTATCAATAGCAGGTAATCTTACATCTATTGGATATAATGAACTTATCGCTAATGCTCCGCTGCTGTATCTATCAGTGGGTAGTATTTCAACTTATAACTATGAATTAGGTTTTTATAGTCACAAATATGATGCGGCGGTAGGTTATAACCATACTGGTCTTGTAAGAAACCATCTTGATAATGCCTGGTATTTGTTTAGCAATATTCGTACAGAACCGACTAATACAGTTGATCTTGCAAACGCAAGCATAATTTACGACACATTAAAACTTGGCAATGTTATTGCTTTAAGTGGTAATGCTTCTACTTCTACTACAACGGGTGCTATTGTTGTAAGTGACGGTGGTGGTCTTGGTGTTGGTGGTAACATTTACGCTGCCGCAATTCAAAACACTCCAATTGGTAACGGAACTGCATCTACGGGTGCATTTACTACACTTACAACAAGCAGCACAATCACATCACAAGGAACTATCACTGGTGCTGGACAGATCATTGGTTATCTTACTGGTGCAATTGGTGCTAACGTTCCAAATACTGGCGTATTTACAAGTCTCGTAACTACAACAAGTGGTGGAAATGGCAATGTTTATATTGGCGGTAACCTAATTGTTACTGGAAACATTAATGCTATTACCGCAAATATTTATACACAAGGCGGTATATTCTATGGTGCCGCAACTACTGGATTTAATGCACTATATGCTGGTCAAACTGGTTACACGCCACTTGCACAAACACTTGTCCAAGTTAGTGGTAATTATAACGGCTTTGTTCAATTAAATCAACAGAATACAAATAACGGTTCAAGCGCAAGCACAGACTATATTGCAACAGCAAATAATGGTAGCGATCAAGACACTTATATTGATATGGGTATCAATAGTAGTGGTTATGTAAATGCTACATATGGGTTGCAAGCTGCAAATGATGGATATCTTTATGTTGCTGGTAATACAACGACAGGCGGTGGTAACCTTGTAGTTTCTACTACTACTGCAAACGATATTATATTCTCACTTGGTGGTATTGCCACTGCAAATGAGTTCGCTCGTATGAGAGCAAATACAAACAGTTTTGTTATTAGCAGCACAACTGCAAGCACAACTACTAACACGGGTGCAATGCAAGTTCGTGGTGGTGTTGGTATCACTGGTGATTTAAATGTTGGTGGTAATATTAATGGCACTACAGCAAAGAATGTTCCAACAATTTATGCAAGTAACATTTACCCATACGCTAATGCGGGTAATATTAATCTATACACTCAACTTAACACCAATCTAACGGTTAATAGCAATCAACTTGTTGCAAATCTTATTGTTCATGGTAATGGTGCAGCGGGTTATCAAAATCTTCTTGTAACTAATGGCGCAACTGGACAAGTTGGTATTAAAATAAACCCAAGTAGTATGACTGGTAATGCCAGTTTTATTATTAACTCTACCGACTCTATGCTTCTTCCAAAAGGAACAACTGGTCAACGCCCAAGTAATGCAACTGGTGGTATGATTCGTTATAATACTCTTACTAACCAACTTGAATTTTACAATGCGGGCACAGCAAGTTGGAGTGGAACGGGTTCTGTATTCACAATTATAAGTGATGACCAATTTACGGGTGATGGCACAACCACTAACTTTACATTAAGTCAAAGTGGAACAACTAATTCAACTTTAGTTTTCATTAACGGTGTTTCACAGTTGCCATTATCTGCTTATACTGTAAGTGGAACAACACTTTCATTTACAGAAGCACCGCTTAATACAGATATTATTGATGCTCGTGTTGCTACAACAACAAGCACAGCTACATCACTTTCAGCAGGCACAAGTGCGTTTGAAATTACAGACACTGGTGGTGCAACTGGTAATATCCATGGTTATGTAAATGGTAGTGAATATCGTTATATTGCAAATGCTGGTGTGGGTGGTAGTAACTATTTTGGTAATGGTTTAAGCACTCTTGCAAGCAATGTAAGCTGCACTGCAAATGTTCCAACTGTTATTGATTCATTTAGCACAACAGCATTCCGTGGTGTAAAATATGTAGTTAGTGTTCAGGATTATAATAACTATAAATTCCAGATGGCTGAAGTTATAATGGTTATTGGTAATGCTAATGCAAGTATACAAACTTATGGTGTAGTAACTTCAGGCGGAAGTAGTTTCTGCAATTTCTATGCAAACGTAAGTGGAACAACAGCCAGACTTTATGCCAACAGCAGCGTGACAAGCGTTGCCAAGGTTCAACAAATTTATATACCATCATAATAGCCAACGGGGAGATATGGAACTATGGCTAATAGTTATTTTATAGTACACAATGGTCTGCAAGTAGGACCACTTACAATTGATGCGGTAACTGGTAACATTACTACTACTGGAACAATTACCAGTCAAAACACAACTGAAGTTTTTGGCAATGTTTATGCTGATAACTACTATTTTTCTAATAGCCAATCAATTTCATCAGCATTTTCTGCACCTTATGATTTAGATGATATTAGTCCTTATACTGATAGTGTTACAAATACATTTAATTTAACTTATAATCAAGCAAATGTTTCAGTTGCAAGCCCATGGAATCTTACTGTTGCGCTTAATGGATCACTACAATCTGCTTTCCAATATAATAATGAAGTTCTTTGGCAGAGTTTTATTTTAAGTGGTAGTAAAGGGTATACTGTAATAAACAATTATTGGCCAAATGGCTCTGTTCAAAGTGGACCACTGATTAAATTTGCTGATCCACTTCCAAGAGGCACTCAAGTTTTATTAAGGTCTTTGTCTGGAAGTTATATTCAATCAGCAAAAATTTATCCATTCAAAGCAGTTGATATTGTTCTTGGCGCAGACTAAAGCAATATAAGCAAAATGATAATGAATTTAACCAAGCTACATAAATACATTTAAACAAGAGGACATACGATGTCAAGAACAGTTATTTTAGACCAATATTACACATTTACACCATCTACACGCACTATTGTAATTAATAAGAATATTCCACGTGAACGTATTATTATTATTACAAACGTAACGACTAACACTGTCATTTATAACTTTAGTGATAATAGTTTAACTGCCACCGCTTATACAATTACTTCTGACAGCACTGGTCAAAATAACTATACAACGATTACTCTTAACTACAACACAGTTGCAATGAGTTCAACTGACAAGTTGCAGATTATCACTGATGAATATGAACAAAAGTTTACACCAAGTGAAATAAACACTGACCCTGTAAACAAGTTTAGAACATCACAACCACAAGCATTGATCGATACCGACTTTGAATATGGCGCACAGTCAACCAAGTGGGAATCACTTTCTCTTATTAACAATCGTCCTTTTGCATATAACAACCCATACAATACACAAGCATACACTGATATTAGTGCTGTTGCTGGTAGCAGAACAATTACAGTTTCTACTACTACACCACCAGCATTGGGCAGTGTTGTATTCGTTCAAGATACTATTTTTTCAGGTGCCGATGGTCTTTATGTCGTTGATTCGGTTTCTGCTAATACAAACTTTACTTACACAGGTAAATTTACATACACAGGCACAACTGGCAGTATTAACAACAGTGGTGTTACTGTTATCTATAGCGGTAAACAGTTTGCAAACGCACAAATACAATTGTCAAACATCAACCAAGTAAGCAGCAACTTATTGGTTGTAACTACTGTTGTTCCTCATGGTTTAAGTTTAGGTAACGAAATTGCTATTACTGGTGCAAATGCTACAACTCCACCAAATGGTAGTTGGACTGTAACAACAGTTCCTAATGCTACTGCATTTACAACTTATGTTGGCAGTGCGCCAGGTAGTTATATTAACACAAGTAACACATTGGTTATTAATACAACTGCTAATAGCAGTGTTGCTACTTGCACTAACACTTCAAACGTGTATGTTGGACAATATATTCAGCCAACAACTGGTATTCCTTTTGGAACATATATTACTGCAACATCAGTTAATGCTAACATAACATTAAGTCAGCCAGCTAACGCAACTGCAAGTAGTGCTACAGTGACTGTTACTGCTAATATGTTTATGCGTCCACCAGGTCAAACAGTTCACCGTGCTTTCGATGGTGGTGTTCAGTTCAGCACAAACGCACAAAGCCATAACCAACAATATGTTCGTCAAACTCGTCGTTATTTCCGTTACCAAAGTGGTAAGGGTATTCAGATGAGCACTGGTACTATTTTTAAACCAAACTTTAACGTTGATCAGCTTACTGCAAGTGCATTAACTGCTGGTAGCACAGTTACTGTTGTTACAAAACAAGCACATAACGTAAATCCAGGCGTTACAATCACAGTAACTGGTGCAAACGAAACTGGTTATAACGGTGCGTTTACCGTTACTGGTGTTAAAGATGCTTATACATTTACATACACACTTACAAATGCAGTGACTGCAACAACAGCAAGCGGACCAACAGTAGTAAGTGTTACTGGTTGGTATAATGCAAGTGTGCGCACAGGTATGTTTGATAGTCAAAATGGTATTTTCTTTGAATTTGATGGTCAAACACTATATGCAGTTCGCCGTAGCAGCACACAACAAATCAGTGGTTTTGTTAGCGTCAACGCAGGTAGCAGCACTGTTACTGGTCAAACAGTAAATGGCGTAAGCACACTATTCAGCAAGCAATTAATACCAAATGATTTCATCGTTATTAAGGGTATGAGTTATCGTGTTGTAAACATTGCAAGTGATACAAGTTTGACTATCTCACCAGCATTTCGTGGAACAGCAAACCTAACTAATGCTATCGTAAGTAAGACTATTGATCTTAAGATTCCACAAAGTTTATGGAATATTGATCGTTGCGATGGAACTGGACCAACTGGATATAATATCAATCTTGCTAAAATGCAAATGTTCTATTTGGATTATAGCTGGTATGGTGCAGGTTTTATTCGTTGGGGCTTCCGCACATCAGATGGTAACGTATACTATTGCCATAAACTTGCGAACAACAATTATAACTATGAAGCATATATGCGCAGTGGTAACTTGCCAGGCCGTTATGAAACACATACTTTTGCAAAGTATGGTATTTTAACACAAAGCGCAGCGAGTGGCGATAACGTAATATATATCAGTGATTGGGCTGGTTGGCCAACAAGTGGTACTGCTGTTATCAGAAATGCAACTCAACAAGAATATGTAAACTATACTGGTGTATCTCAAGCAGCAACACTTACAGGCACGCTAACTTATGGTAGTAGCACCGTTACTATGACAAATACAAGCGGTGTTTCTACTGGACAATACGTGATTGGAACTGGTATTCCAAGTGGCACATATGTTATAAGTGTTACTACAAATACTAACATTGTATTAAGCACAAGTGTAGTAGCAAATGGGTCACAAACACTTTACTTTGGACCATCACTAACTGGTGTAACTCGTGCACAAGCAGGCGGCGCACTATCATTCACGCTTTCTACAACAAGTAACGTTATCACAGGTGCAAGCACAAGCGGTGTTCAAATTGGACAATATCTAACTGGTGTTGGTATTCCACAGGGCACATATGTTGTGAGTTTTGTTGCCAATACAAGTGTTACATTAAGTCAGTATCCAACCTCAAGTGGTGCACAGACTATAACATTTAACCCAATGGGTATGAGTAGTGGTCAAACTTGGACTTATAGTGCAACTGCGCCTATTGCAGTTGAAGCACATAGTCCATCATTTGCACCAACCATCAGTCACTGGGGAACCAGCGTGATTA